CCCAGAGAGGAACTGACATGACAACCATTCACATTGAAGCCGTTGACCTGCTGGCGATTGCAGGCAAGTGCAAAGAAATAAAAGAGACTGCAGTGGAACTCAAACACACCGGGCACGATCAAGACTTGCTGCAAATTGAGCAGCAACTTGAGGCCATCATTGACACCGTGATAGAAGCAGCCAAGGCCGAGTTCGGAAAGGTGGAAGCATGACACCAGCACGCATGAACCATCTGCGGGAAGTGACCAAGCGCATACTCGTCACGAGCCAGTGCATCAACGACCTGAGCCACAACCTGATGGCTGAGCAGCCGACCGATCAAGAACTTGACACGCTTGATCAGCACATCATCCGCTTGCAAGGTCAAATGATCGAACTGGACGATGCAGCCCAAAGCCTGCAAGGGGATCTGGTATGAACTTCGCATTCGTCAAGTGGTATCCCGGCGCGTTCATGGCTGGCACGGCTCACCTGTCAAACGAAGAAGTGGGGGCATATATCCGCCTTCTTTGCTGGCAGGCACAGTCCGGCATACTGCCCAACGACTTCGACCGTCTGAGCCGTCTGGCAGATGGCATGACCGTTGACACATGGAAAGCCATCCGCGACA